GGCAATATTAATAAAATCACGCATCACCGAACGCCTCAACGCTGGCAATGTTTTCCGCACAATGCTTATGGTTAGTGGCTCTTGTGCTGTGGTGATTTTATAAATTAAATATTGGACAATGGCATAAGTCTTGCCAGATCGTGTACCTCCTTGATGTACCTTTATGCGGCTGTCAGAATTAAGCGTTTGATAAAATTGGATGTTGCAAAATTCTTTTACTGTTCTTTTGCTGGACTCCATTCAATAATTTTTGATTCCACAGCGCCATCAACTTGGATTTCTTGACGCTCAATATAACCGCGTTTTTTTCCTTTGGTTTTTAGATAGAAAAAAATACTTGCTTCTTTTGCCTTTTCGATATTCTTAAACAATTTGGATTCAGCAAAATCTAATGCCACATTTTCAATATCTGAAACTGCTTTTTTATAGGCCTCATCTTTTGCCAACCAATCATAATGCGCTTGTCTACTTATTCCAACTAACTGACAAGCGGTGCTAACAACTCCCATTGATTTCTCCAATGCCTCAAGCATTGCTTGTTTTTTAAGTGTAAAGTTTTGTAATTCCATAACGCAAAATTAATCATTTGCCGCACATTGGGCAAAGCTCCTTTTCTTCTTGCTCTTTTTCTTCTTTTGGCTCATCATCCATTGGCATATCAAATACCGGTAAATCCAATCCCCAATCACTTAAAATCTCTGTGTTCCATTCGTTTGCCAATATATCCCAGTCCCACTCACCAAAGCCTACATTGTCTTTAACTATAAACTCATTTTTTTGTTCTTGAGTCCATCCTTGCGCAACATCAATCCACACCTCAAACAAACCAGCTGCTTTACACGCTTTTAAGCGCATATTACCGCCCAATACAATCATATTCTCATCAACAACAATGGGGCGTTTTTCGAGCATCTCTGGAAAAGACTTTAAAGACTTAACCAGTTTTTTAAATTTAGAGTCCCTGATATATCTTGGATTGTCAGGGTTTTCTTTTACTAACGCTATATTGACAAGTTTGCGCAAATATTATAGAGGATTAAACCCATCATCAGGATAAATCCCCCGACAAGGCCAAAAAAAACAACTTTATAACTATATTCTTTTTGCTTGTCTGTTCTTCGTTTCTGTTTTCTATTCATAAAAATTAAAATTAATGCCAACTACAAATAATTGTAAGCATATTGTTTTTACATCCCAATCCCGATCTTCATCGTAATCATTATCAAAATAATCAATGCCCAAAGCAATTCCCATAATGGGATAAAAATGTATTTCTAAATTCATTTTTTAAACTTTTGATAAAAATACAAATATAATTCCCAACCTTTGTTTTCCATTTCTGATTTTGTATAAATATTTGGAGATTGTATCAATTTACCATTATCATTTATTTCTATTTTATACCCATTTTTAGCAACTTTTGGATAAATATAAATATTGTTCCTTATGCACCAACTCATTGCTAAATGATGCTCGTCAGTTACAAATATACTCGATGATTGTTTCATTATTTATACAATTTGCATCTGTTTTGTTTCATTATAGGCTTATGTTTTGACTGCATTTATATGTATATAATTTTAAAATGGTATATTATTATCCTTAATTACTTCAAAACGTTTATTGTTATGGTCAATGGGTTTATATACCCCTCCATTATGGAAATCCGGTGCCACTTCAAAATCACCTAATTGGCCATTTTCTTTTCGCTTAACCTTCTCGATGTATATCTTAACGATGTCTGATTTATAACTTGACTTTTGCCCTATGCATCTGTAACAAATTATTCCGTTATATGTCTTATTAAAAAAATCTGCTGATCCAGAAATATCATATAATGTGGGTTTCTTATAAACACCCTCAATTGTTTCTATTTTTCTAGGATGCGCCACTAAAAATAAATGCACGTTTGTCTGTTGGCAAAATTGCGTTATCTCCGACAATAACCGACCAATATATGAATAGTCTTTTTGCGCTGAATGATCAAGCATATTCCAGGGATCAATGACGCATATGTTAATACCTCTTTGAAAAACTAATTGTTTAAATGCCTCCAAAATACCTTTAAGGGTTAAATTCTCTAAGTCAATTTTGACCCAATGAAAATGCTCCTCAATAAAATCCTTTGTATTATTTAAATCATCATTGTTGCAGTTTTTCTCATTCAATTTATTAGCAATGCGCTTTATGTGTCCCTCATATGGAAATGACTCTGGAGAAAACATTGCGCTTCTAAAACCATATTTTGTTGCCATATTAACGCAAATCTGGTCAACAATGTCAGACTTACCGCTGTTTGGTATTCCAGTTATTACAGACCATTCGCCAAATGCAAGTTTAAAATACTCATCCGACTCCCCTAGCCCAATGCTATAATTGACAACACCCTTTTCATTGTAATTAAGTACATTTTGCCAAATATTGTCTATATTCAAGACGCCTTCTAATGGAAACGATTTTGCCTCGTTTACAAAATTTCTTAATGACTTTGTACCCTCTGCAATCAAAACTTCATTAGCATCTTTGTACTGTCCAAAATCAACATATTTGCATTTGTATGCTCCAAATCTTCTTGCAAGCTCATTGCGCAACATTAACCCCGGATCATCATTGTCTGTGCAAATTATAATCTCTTTTTTATCCTTGAAATATTGCCAGCAATTATCCAAATATTCTAATCGCTGATTGCCTTTTGATGCTCCATTTGGTACGCTGCAAACTGAATAAACGCCGGCCTCGTGTAAGGATAATGCATCCATTTCACCTTCAACAATATAAACTTTGTCAAGCTCTTTAATATTATCTAAACCATAAAATATTAGTTCCGCGCCGCTGACCATTTTAAAATTCTTTTCGGAATCTCTGTATTTAACATTGACCAGTTTATTGTCGCGGTAATAATTAAAATTAATTACGCGGCGATTCTTTTGCACTTGTGGCATATATTCCAATGATTCGCCAACTTTCCAATGAACAAGGGTTGGCTCGCTTATGCCTCGTGATTCAAAATATTTCAAAACGCGCTCTGATACGTTTGCGTTTTCCTTTTCTGGTATTACATAATCGGGTTTGGCTTTAAATTTAACGTTGCCAGACCAACCGCAGTTGTGGCAATTATACAATCCCTTATCAATATCAACTGACAAACAGGGATCAGTTTTATTTTTTCTGGTGTGACTGCATTTTGGGCATTTTGCTTTCGTATGTCCAGAGCTAGGCCTGACAGTAATGCCAATTTCGGATAATTCTTGTTTATACATTTGTTTGTTTTCTTGTTAGGCTAATTTCTAAAAAAATTTATAATTATATACTATAGCTTTGTCATTTTTTAAAAAATAAATTTCTTTTTGTTTTTTCTCTGGATTATCTGTGATTGTTTTCTTGGGTAAATCCATTTTTTGTTTGTCGCTTATGTCAATTTGTGATAAATCATAAACGTGACATCCTCCAGAATCAACCACGCAATAATATTTTTTGTCATATTTATTTAAACCCATTAGGCTTGCATATTTTTTATGCTCTAGCATTTTTTTTTGATAAAATTCCTGACGAAATTTAAACTCCATTACACATTTTTTGCCATTGTAGTCATAACCATAGGCATCAAAAATTGAATATTTATCTCTGCATTTTTTTAGTTGCCAATTATCTAGGTTTAATAAAAAAACCATTTGCGCTTCCAATTCTGATATAGTGTCAAAGTCCATTATAATTGCTCAATGATTTGTTTAATATCCTGCATTTTTATTTTGCTTTGTAAAATGTCCTGATCTAAATCGCCAAATCTAGTTTTCGCCCCAAGTTTTATTTCCCCTGATGGAGTTGTGTATTTATACCATTTTACAAAACCATTTATTTTTCCTTTTTCTTCTTGTGCTGACTGTTTAGTCTGGCCCATAAATCGATCAATATATTTTACGCCATTTTTATCAGTGTTGCGCAACTTTAAAATGGACAGAAAATTATTTTGCCAGAAATCATCCTGACGCATTTTTTTAACCACTAGATAAACATCACGCAAATCATATTCATCAATACGCTCAATTTTATCTAAACAATCCATCCACTTGTTTTTTTGCGCCGTTGATTTAGGTTGATATTTTTCAGGAAACAAATCCAAAAAGTAGTTAAACGACTTTTTTACAGTGTCAGAATAGACCTTTTTCGAATTTCGAGGGATATTATTATTATTTATATTATTATATATATTATTATATATATTATTATTATATATATTATCATTACATATCTCATTGATATAGTTATCTGATAATATAGCCGCAGACTGATTTTCCGTACGCGGTTTTTCCGTATACGGTTTTTCAGTACGCGGTACATCAGAGAGCAAATAATTAGTCCCAGAAAACTTGCCTTGTTTTCGTGCGTTCTGACGCATTAAAAATCCTAATTGAATAAGTTCCTTCAGTCGACTGTTAATAGTGTCTCTACCAGCCTTAAAATGGCTTAAAATAGCATCTTTTGATATTTCTGTCTGTGAATCGTGTGAAAATAGCCAACAATATAAACCGACAGCTCCTGGAGAAATGTCTTTTTGCTTAAATATGGCAGTCGGTATCACCACCCACTCAGATAGCCGAGCTGGTTTTATTATCTTGTTTAAATTCATTGTTTCTTGCTTAAATCTTTTTTATCTGGTCACAAAAATCTCTTAACTCATTAAAATACTTTTTAAACTCTTGCAAAGTAATATCTGAATCATCAAATATTTCCCATAAGACTTCAATAAGCAAATCAAATTCACTTCGAGACATTGTGCCAATATAACTATAATTTACAGGCAAATCAATGGATGTATTCTGAGTCCATCTCACTTTTTGATTGTTTTGGTCGAAAAAAACGTTTTTATATTTCATTGTTAAAATATTGATCGATTAAATCAATACATTGCTGCAAGTCATTAATACACTCAGATTTCCAGCCATTTTGATTTAATTGGTTAAGCCATATTTTTTGATTTTCAGTTGGTTTGTTTTTTTTATACTTTAATTCAATTGCAAGCCCATTATATTTTTTATTAGGCGTAAATATTAAAATATCCGGAACGCCACTTTTTACGCCCAGATATTTTAGTTTAAACCTTTCAAACGGCGTGCGTCTGCCTTCATTTGGAACGTGAGTCCACAATGCAGATGGGTGTTGCATTTGTAAATATAATATCACATTATGTTGCAATTTATCTTCTCCAGTTAAATATTTATGAAATGCATTTGCCACAGTCACACCCTTTTAATTGTTCAAATTTAACGCTTAATTCATCGTATTTAATTAAAAGCTCATTATATTTTATCAAAAGCTCATCTAATGATAAGCGTTTTTCAACTTGAGGAAACGTTTTTGATTCTATAAAAGCGGCTTTAATAAAATTATAATTCTCTTTAAATCCTGGAAAAAAACGCACTAACACTTCCCATTGTTTCATTGCGTGAATTACAGTTGCGTGATGCTTTCCAATTGATTCTGCAATCCTTGTTTGATTTAAAATTGAATATTCAAGGCACATTTTATAATAAATGGATCGTGCCTGTACAAAAGCACTTTGTCTGCATTTACTAGTAATATCTAATTTATAAACTTGCTCAACAAGCTGTCTAATTTTCTGTTCTGCTGTCATTTTCTATTTCTTTTTGTAAATTCGCTAATGCTCTCCAAGCCACCTTTGCGGAATGTCTGACCCCATCTGTGTCAATTGTTCCAGCTGATATTAAATGGCGCATTAAAGCATCCAATTCATCAGTTGATTTGTTGCGATCCCAGTGCAGTGATTCGCCAGGATGATGTTGCTCATTTCCCATAAAACTCACAAATGCAACCTCCATAATGGCGTCAGGAAAATATCTTAAAACTCCTGAATAAACTGGCCTTTGTTTTCTTTGTTTTGCTTTCATAAGATCTTACTCCCATCATCGTCAAAATCAAACCAATTGTGTTTGCTAATAACGCCTGTTTCAACATATAATTTCCAATCGCAAAAAGCCTGTTTCCAAGCATTTCTACCAGCATCAATTAAATCCTCTCCTAATGTGTATACCTCAACGCTATAAGGATAATTGGTCTCAACAGCAATAAATTTAAAATTATCAATGTTAAGCATATCCATATAAAACGCCGCTTGTAAATGATAGCCATATTTATAAATATCTCTGCGAAATGCACCGGGAGAATTGTCCTGACAGGTTTTTACGTCTGATATAAAATTTTCAACTCGATTTAAACAATCAGGGCGCACTCTAACATCAATGCCCTCATATTTGCCATAATGAGACAACTCAATTTGACCTTTACAATAATTCTGGGCCAATTCGTCATTCCTAAAATTATTTAAAATGCCCTCAATTTTTTCATAATCGTCATCACTAAGCAATATTTTACCCTCAGCCTTTTTCTGCTCTAAAGCAAATGCCTCTTTACCTTCTTTTGTTCTCCTGTCTATTTTAGGCATAATATGATAATCATTAAAAAATGATTCAGGCTCTAAAAGCGCAGCGTGTACAGCAGAGCCAAGTGCCATTGATGCGGTTTCAAATGGTTTTTGATTTAAATAATGGTAAACTGATTTTTTGTAAATTTTTTTTAATCCAGATGCACTGATTCCTGGCATCGAATGATAAACCTCGTTTGTGTCTTGTTTTTTATTCA